ATGTCAGTCATTAAAGTATGTACACCAAATAAACAACTAGCTAACATCATAGTCGATAAAGATAAAGTGAAAAGGGCAACGATAAAATATAATATAAATTTAATTGCAAACATAATTTTAAATCCTTCCTAAATGAAAAGGCCAGTAAAATAAATCACTGGCCTAGTTTCTACATTGTCACGTGACAAGATTAATTTACTGACATTAATTGAGTATCAACATTGCACTTTAGACCTTCAACCATATCTACCAAAACACTATGATCAATTTCTAATGCATTAAATTTTGCCTTTATAATCCACATGGCATTGAAAAGAGCATCCTTATCATCGCATGATGTTTCTTTTTTGGTGCGAGTGAGAAACACATCAAGTTGATTGGCAAAGTTCTTGTCTGTCTGTTCTTGATCTAGTGCTTCTTCAGCCTCAGTTTCTGTTTCAGGCTCATCACTTGAATTGTCTTCACCAAGGGCTGATGTAACTGCACCAGTGTCCTTATTAGTTTTCAATTTCAGCTTCTTTGCAATGGTATCATAAGAAACATACTTACCAGTGTCACTGTTAGAAAAGCTTTTTGAGGTAGCATCGTAATCATAAGCACCTTCGATTAACTGATTTATTTCACCTGATTTGATAGCACGTACAACGTGATATGATCTTGATCTAGTTGATGACGGACACAAGTCATATGCATTTTCACCGAAAATAGTAACGAGTGCAGTCTTGCACTGTGTCGGTGACATTGATTTAACTTTACCATGCTTCTTAGTTTTAGGATTAACTTTTGAAACTTGAATAGTTGAAGCTTCATAGCAATTGGTGGCGTGTGCGTCACACCATTTATTAAAAGCTTCATTGCCTTTAATTGCGTTATCATAATCTTCAAGATCCTTCATTTGCAACCCAGTGATTACATCTCTGTCATTGCCTTTAGCTATGAATTGATCATTAGCATCAAAATATGAATTAGCAATTTCTGTAATATTTACATTTTCTACAATTGTAGTTTCAACTGTCTCAGGTGTTTCAACAACATCAGTTTTAGTTTCGGTCGCAATTTTTGCTGTGTTAGTTCTAGCCATTTTTTATATTCCTTATTCAAGAAGCTTGTTTTTACATAGGGAACAAGCATTGCCCTTGCTATTAATATATACATTTTTACAAGCATTACAAGGGCAAGAAGCAATTATTTTTTAATTTATTTTGATCATACTATTGTGTCCATTTCATATGTATCTTGTCACGTGACAATGTTAGTGAACATATTGGCACTATATAAATATGTATCTTGTCACGTGACAATGTTAGTGACTCAGAATAAGTGTATACATTTTCAAGGGGTATACTTATGTTTTCATGGGGTATGCATTTTTTGGTGGTTCATTTAACTGCAACAGATTATTAATCAGTTGATGAAATTATTTAACTGCTTCATTTAATTGTATTTCATTTTTACTTTTCATTTAAAATTATTCAGTTGGATGCATGCATTAAAATGTCAGCACAAAAATGCTCAGTGAACCGGCCGGGTTTTCGGGTGGGGCAAGGGACACCCCACGTACCCCTGTTGTCGTTCACAGAACTGCACACAGATCAGGAAAATAGGGTGTTAACCACTTTTGTTGTACAAATACCACAGTTATCTAGGTACAACACTATTATAAAATAATTATGCTTTTTGCATTTTAGGGGTTGACATATGAAATAGAATATGTAAAACTACCCATAAGGGTGTTACATTAAAAGATGTTTAAAAAAACTTTAATAATACACATATATGTACACTTAAATGAATTAAATATACAATATATTGAAAAAAGTACTTGACATTAATGAAAAAATCTGTACAACTATATAACTATACGTCTGTATTAGATGAATATTATAAAACAATCATTTCTAAAAAAGGCAATAGTAGACTAAAGAAGATGCATATTCCTGTATCTGATGTCTTTTATGTACAGAAAGCAATCGAAAGTAATACTGGAATTAAATATAGCCTAGATCATGTAGAGAGGGCTATGTATTTAGAGGGGCATCTGAGTGCATCGGATGTATTAGACCCTCATGTACCTAGAGGATACTGTAGTTATGATAAAGCCTGAACAACTAGATGCGTGGAGAATAGTGCCTAGAGCATTAATTCTGTCGTACATGGTTGTGTTTTATCAAACATGCAACTGGTTTATGAATCTCACAGAGCCAAATAATGCCCAAGCTGGATTTGTATCTGTTGTGGTTGGAGCGGGTGCAGCATGGTTTGGACTCTATGTTAATGGTGGAAAGTCACGAGTTGAAGTTTCATCTAAAGTTGAGCAAAGGGAGAACATATAATATGTGGGGAAGAATATTTAGTTTCTTTAGTGAGCGTGGTGAAGGTACTGAGTGGGATTTAGATTATGGCAAGCTTATTATTATAGGTTTATGTTTGTATATTGCAGTTATGGTTAGTGGTTGTCACACTGTAGGAGTAAGCTAATGGACAGTATGAAACACATAACAGTAATGATACTGGCGTTAGGCTTGATGGGCTTATTAGGTATCATAGTCGTGGATGAGTTTATGATGGCATCAGAGATGGGTGGCAAGTTTGATGAGGGCATCTTAGCTCTCTTAAACAATGCTCTTGTTGGTGTGGTCGGAATTGTAGCAGGTTATGTCACAGGTATAAGTGGAAAAGGATGTAATTGCAAATGATAAAAGCACCTAATTGGCCTTATGCAATCCCTTGTCCATCTTGTGAAACTTATAAGGAATGCAGAGATAATACTAAATGTGTAAAATACGATAAGGAGTAGTGTATGGCAGTCAATGCAGCAAAAAACTATACTAAACCTTCAATGCGTAAAAGTATATTTAATAGAATAAAAGCAGGAAGTAAAGGTGGTAGACCCGGTCAGTGGTCTGCACGTAAAGCACAGATGTTAGCCAAGCAATATAAAGCTAAAGGCGGCGGGTATAAATCATAAAGGAGATATAGATATGCCAAGTGGACCAGGAACATACGGATCAAAAATGGGTAGACCCCCAAAAAAGAAAACAGGAATGATGCATGGTGGAATGACATCTAAGAAAAAACCTATGATGAATAAGGCTATGATGAATAAGGGCGGCACTGCGAAAAAAAAAGTGACAAAAAAGGGTGCGTAACAATAGCAATCGTATCAACTAATGGCACTCGCAAAAAGTCAAAAAAGTCTTAAAGATTGGGGAAAGCAGAAATGGCGAACATCTTCAGGCAAACCTTCAAAGGGTAAGCGAAGATATTTGCCTGATGCTGCTTGGAAGTCGTTGAGTGCATCTGAAAAAACGTCTACTAATAAGGCCAAAGCTAAAGGCAATAAGAGTGGCAAGCAATTTGTAAAGCAACCTAAAAAAATTGCGAAAAAGACGAGAGCGTACAGGTAATGGGAAGTCAGAGTAGAAAAAAAGTTGGCTCTAAATCTCCAGCATGGCAAAGAAAAGCAGGCAAGTCTGAGAGTGGTGGCCTTAATAAAAGAGGAGTTGCGTCTTATAGACGAGCTAATCCTGGCTCTAAGCTACAAACAGCAGTTACAACTAAACCTTCTAAATTAAAAAAAGGTTCTAAAGATGCAAACAGACGAAAGTCTTTTTGTTCTAGGATGAAGGGCATGAAATCAAAGTTGACCTCTGCAAAAACAGCTAGAGATCCTGATTCTAGAATTAATAAATCATTAAGGAAATGGAATTGTTAGGTAGTCTTACAACCATATTAGGATCAATAGGTGGACTCGCTACAAGTTACATAGATGGGAAAACGGCTGTGCAGAAAGCTGAAGCACAGATTCGTATGAAAGAAGCAACAGGTGAGATTGATTGGGAACTTGCTGCTATACGTGCTACACAAAGTAGTTGGAAAGATGAATGGCTAACAATTTTGTTCTCTCTCCCACTAATTCTATGTTTCTGTGGCGATTGGGGAAGACAGATCGTGACTGATGGGTTTATTGCGTTGCAGAATATGCCGGACTGGTATCAAATAAGTTTAGGGGCGATAGTGGCCGCATCGTTTGGGATACGATCTGTGAGTAAGTTTTTTGGTGGTAGAGTTAAGAAATGATTCATATTCCATATCGTCAAGACTATTTAGGCGATAGGAAGTTTCCAGTAAGTAGATTAAAATATAAGAATAGCCACACGAGAAAGAGGAAAGAAAGATATGAGTTTTACATTAAGTTCAAGAAGTTTAAACAAATTAGACGGCGTAAACGACTCCTTGCAGAATTGCGTGAAATTGGCAATAGGGCGAACTAAAATTGATTTTGGTGTGATCTGTGGCATTCGCACAAAAAGCGAGCAGGCAGCCTTAGTTAAAAGTGGAGCATCTCAAACAATGAACTCTCGCCATTTACCACAGGAGTCTACTGGTACAGGACACGCAGTCGATCTTATGGCCTATGTTGGATCAAGGGGAAGTTGGGAATTGAATCTTTACGATGACATTGCAGATGCTATGAAATCTGCGGCAAAAGAATTAGACATAAAAATTAGATGGGGTGCTGCGTGGCACAAAACTTTAAATGAGTGGGATGGTACAGCAGAAGATTTGATGAATCAATACATTGATGTACGTCGTTCAGAAGGTAGACGGCCGTTTATTGATGGCCCGCATTTTGAGTTAGTCTAATGGGTTTGTGGCTACCAATAATACTACTATGTTCTGCACCATATGCAGAAAGTTGTGTAGTAATAACAGGCAATGAATTAGTAACAACAAAGGAACAGTGTTTTGCTAATTCAGTAGGAAAAGCAGAAATAGCTATGAAGAGTCCTAAAGTCTTTCAAGCTAAACCCATGTGTCAAATTGTACCTAGTATAGTATTACCTGAAGAAACAAAAGGAAAAGATATATAATGGCTAAAGAGTTGACCCAAAAACAAAGATTGTTTCTAGATGTTTTATTTGATAAAGCACATGGTAACATTGTACAAGCTAAAAAATTAGCAGGCTATTCAGATGCTACTTCCTCGTCTGAGGTAGTGCGTAGTTTAAAAGATGAAATTAATGATGCGACTAAAGAATACTTAGCTCGTGTTGCTCCTAGAGCTGCATTTTCAATGGCTAATGTATTAGATGATCCTACAGAGTTAGGTATAAAAGAAAAAATTGTAGCAGCTAAAGATCTTTTAGATAGAACAGGTCATGCTAAAACTGAAAAAATGGAAGTAAGTTCTTCTACTGGCTTATTTATATTACCACCTAAAGACACCGATGCCCAGACAGCGTAACTATAAAAAAGAGTATAAACAATACCATGAGACTCCTATTCAAAAAAAGAAGAGAGCATCTCGTAATAAAGCTCGTAGAGCTGCAGAAAAATCTGGTTTAGTTTCAAAAGGGGGCAGTAAACAAGTACATCATAAAAATATGAATCCTCTTGATAACTCTCCTAAGAATTTAGCTGTTATTGAAAAAAGACGCAATGTTCGTATGCAACCTAAGACAAAACGAAAACGAAAATGAAAATAGAGGGCATAGGATATTGGGATCTACCAGAACCTGACATAAAAGGTTGTACAAATCAGTGGTTGCCTATTCCTAAAATGGCTAGGACTATACCATTTGGTTATGTTGAAGACCCTGAAGATAAAAATATACTTAGGCCAATTAAGAGTGAGTTAGATGCACTAGAGAAAGCAAAGAAGTATCTAGGGCAGTATAGTTATAGAGAGATATCGAATTGGTTATCTAATCAAACAGGGAGATACATATCACACGTAGGACTAAGAAAACGAGTACAAGATGAACGAAGACGTAAGAAAACAGCTTCAATTAAACATCAGTACGCCAAAAGGTATAAAGAAATCATCGAAGCAGCAGAAAAAATCCAAACCGAAAGAATTGGTGCAATCCAAGTCGCAGACTGAAGTAGTTTCAGTACCAGAGGTAGTAAACGATCCGTATCAGGGTAGGGAGATTGTATTTCAACCTAATCCTGGTCCGCAAACAGAATTTTTAGCATCTATTGAAAGAGAAGTTTTGTATGGCGGTTCTGCAGGAGGTGGGAAGTCGTATGCAATGTTGGCTGATCCACTACGTTATATTATGCATCCTCAATTTTCAGGATTGCTAGTACGACATACGACTGAAGAATTAAGAGAACTTGTGTGGAAATCACAGGAATTGTATCCTAAAGTTATACCTGAAATAAAATGGTCAGAACGAAAGATGCAGTGGGTAGCTCCTTCAGGTGGTAGACTTTGGTTTTCATACCTTGATAGAGAAGAAGATGTATTAAGATATCAAGGTCTAGCATTTAGTTGGATTGGTTTTGATGAGCTTACACAATGGTCTTCACCTTTTGCTTGGAATTATTTACGCTCACGTTTACGTACAGCCTCTTCTGATTTACCAATTTATATGAGAGCAACTACTAATCCAGGAGGTATTGGACATCAATGGGTTAAAAAAATGTTTATTGATCCTGCTCCTTATAATAAGTCTTTTTGGGCTACTGATATAGAAACAGGTAATAAACTTTCTTATCCTAAAGGACACAGTAAAGAAGGTGAGCCATTATTTAAAAGACGTTTTATTCCAGCTAAATTATTTGATAATCCCTATTTAGCTGATTCAGGTGAATATGAAACAATGTTGTTATCATTGCCTGAACATCAAAGAAAACAATTACTAGAAGGAGATTGGGATGTATCTGAAGGTGCAGCTTTTTCAGAATTTAATAGAGATATTCATGTTGTTGATCCGTTTACTATCCCAAAGAGTTGGAAGAGATTTAGGGCTTGTGACTATGGGTATGGAAGCTATAGTGGCATACTGTGGTTTGCTATAAGTCCAGATGATCAATTAATAGTATATCGAGAATTATACGTTAAAAAAGTTTTAGCTACTGATTTAGCTGATATGATATTAAATCTAGAGCAAGAAGATGGTAGTATTCTTTATGGTGTGTTGGATAGTAGCCTTTGGCATAAGCGTGGCGATCCTGGCCCATCTTTGGCTGAACAAATGATTATGCGAGGTTGTAGATGGAGGCCATCAGATAGAAGTAAGGGAAGTAGGGTATCAGGTAAAAATGAAATACACAGAAGATTGCAAGTTGATGACTTTACTGAAAAACCACGTTTGGTTTTCTTTAATACTTGCACAAATGTTGTTTCT